ACAACCGTATCGATGCCATGAATATTTTTCCTCGCTCCGGTCATGGTATCCCAGAAACGCCTATCAATGCCGTAATGATTATGAGCAATGGCGTGATCGCAAGCGCGACGCAATCGATCTTTGAATTTTGATCGGAATGACGTATTGCACAAGGCAGACCCGACATTTAGCATTACCTTATATAGCTGGTGCTCAACGTTGTAATAACGTTGCCATTTCGAACCAGTGACATCGGCGGATTGCAACTGGTTGATGCTGGTAGCAATGTGGTCTGGAGCGTACCAATCATCATGTTCCCAGATGAAAATGATATTATACGAGTCGTCAAGATGATCCAATGCCGCCAGGAGATTACCAGCAAGCGACAATCCTCCTTCACCGTTCCTGATACGCTTAATGTGATCTTGCCCCATGGTCAAAGTAGCTGGGACCTCGCCATCATCGGTCACGATCCAAGTATCAGGTTGAATTGTCTGCCTGGCCATGTAAGATTCAGCCAGTCTCATCCCGATTGGTTGATCGGCTGTCGGAGTAATGACCGCGATCTTAAACATCATTCACTGGTCGCTTAAAATGCTTGAACAAAAAATGCGAGTTGTTACGATGATAACCAGGCCAATAGTTGATATCGACTCCCAATTTCCATGCGCAATAATTTAGACTCATTTGATCGCGCAAGCTTTTGGTATGGATCTCGTGTGCCCACATCTCATTAAGCTTGCAAATCTGCGGAGTATGCTTCCTGAGGATGACTCCATTTTGGGACAGGATTTTTTGAGGATTGCTGTCGGTATCAAACCCGTCAGCTTTATAAGCAGCAAGTTGAGCCCGGATCTTATCTGGACATGTCTTCTGCAACCTAATGATTTCTTGAGCTTCGTCCGTTATCCTGGTGCGGTCAGGATGTTTGAACAGGCTTATCTCGTTATCATCCAGGAGTAAATATGGATCAGTGATAATAGTAAAATTGGCATCCATCCACAATGACCATTCGCAATCCAGGAGCTTGTGGCTCATGGCCTTGGTCAATCTGGAGATTCTAGTTGGGAAATCCTGTCGTGGAACCCGAATTATCTCCCAACGTTGTGATTTCAGAGGTTGATCGGTATAGCAGACGAATCTGGCTTGAGACTGGCATAATGGCTCATGCAATGGATCGGTATATCCAAATAAGGTAGTATACACGATCAATGACATAACGCTTGCTCCAGGGTCTGACGAGGAAAGCAAGTCAGAGCTGTTTCACGTGAAACGTTGATAATCTCGATGTTTCTGAGATCTTTAGCCAACTGCTGGAATCGTTCAATCCAATTTCCGATGTTTTTGGCGTTTCCTAATCCAGCGGGGTGATCACCGTGCCAATGACGTTTTCCATCATCAGCATATTTGCAATCATAGCCTAGGAGCAGAACTTTCTTGGCTCCAATTTTTGACGCCAATGATATCGCCGCGGCTCCTGAATTGCCGTATGTTTCAAGTCGAATTTTCTCGACCTGGGCGCAGTTGTTGCTTGAATAACGTTTACCAGCAAAACGATAAATCACGTCGTCACGGTAGCGTTTCCACCATTCGTTATCAATGGCGAATAAAGCATCGGCCCACGGCACGATTTGATACGTCGTATTTACCGCGATTACCCCTTTGGCGACACCGCTCTTCGTCTCGCGCCAGTCCTTGACGGTTTTGCAATCGTCTGCGGAGAGGCTTGGGCCACTGGCAACGCAGACAACATCTCGCCAATGGTCAATGAAGGGTCAGATACTGGCATCCTCTCGATGTCGCCGCGTCTCAAAAGGATATCGGCCAGGTTATCTGGTAATTCCTTGACTGTGCCAATTTTATATCTACCAGTGAGCAATCGTACTGGTTTTAGGAATCGGTATGTGGCCATTATTTGCTTGAAATCTCCCCGCTGCCTATTGAATCAACTTCTACATGGGCCTGCAACATTGTGATCCCCAATTTGCCATCTCCTGTGCTGAAATTCACATCACTTATTGGCCATTCTTGATTCATTGCGTAATCAAAAATATCACGCATCCTTACAATATTATAAACAATGCGCCAACCAGAGTCAAATGGCCATGCTGATGATATTTCTTTGAATTCAACGGCAACATGGGAGCAATTGTTGCGCGTTATTGGCTTTATTACAGAGCCAATATTCATTATGCATTCTCAATAAATGCGCCAACAGCAACGCCATATTTATTGATATCGCCTCTCAATGCTCTGAATGTGCCTGGGCCTTGAACCAATACCACAGGTGAACTTGCCGATAAATTTGCAATCACAATATCTTTGCCTGGCGTATCAATTGCAATTCCCAACTGCACCCCGGATGGAACAGCATCAGCTTCAGCAAATAGCCCGATTGTAACAAGGTCACCAGATGCAACAACCACATCAGTTGAACTTGCTTGGGTTGTTCCGGGTTGTAATACAGTGATTTGGGCCATATAAAAAGAGGGCGGTTTCCCGCCCCCAACCCCGCTTGCTAGACTAGGAAGTAAATTGGCCGTACAAGGTCGCGGAGGGTTTTTCCACCCCAAGACCCAGACGTTCTTCGGCCCGAATCGTCACCAGGTTGTTGGTGAAATCCGCGTTGACATAGCCCATTTCAATCACGGCACCGGCCCGATTGTAGAGAACCGCCGCCTGGTCGATCGCACCGATCCAGAAATACCCCTGGGTCATGTGGTTGGACAGAACGACGCGGACACCAAACGGATTCATGCCAGCAGCGACACCAGGCATGCCATATAGATAATTGCCGCTACCAGCAGATTCCCGAATCCGCTCCATCGCACCCCAATCAGCCGGATTGATGATGACGGTATCCGGCATATAGCCAATCGCCCAAAGTGCGTACTTGGCCCGATTGATGGCGTCAACGAGGGTATCGCTGGCGGTAGGAGTATACACCGTGAAATTGCCGGAGTCAGTCAACCCGGACAAATTCGGAGAAACGCCGTTGCCATTAAGGAGCTGAGCATCGATACGCTGAGCCAGACCATCGCGGAGTCGATTCTCGATGTAAGCCACGATAGCAGGAGCATCGGCCAGGAGCTGATTGCTGACCTTGATCCAATGGGCAACAGTGGTGATGGGAACGTTGTACTGCTCGAACGTCACATCCGATTCCGGCTTGGCAGCACCCTGGGATACTTCCTGAGCACTATTAGTCCAGGACTCTTCCCGCAGAGCATTCACCATGTTGGTGCTGACCGGAATCACCCGGAAAAGCTGGCGAATGGTCAGAGGAGCGAAATCGCCAGAAATCAGACCAGGCTTTTGCATCGGAAAGACAGTATTGCTGTTCGAAGTCACGGTATTTTTGACTTCGAGACGAGCCCGATGGACATTGCCAGCAACCAGTTGCTTGAACTGCTCACTCTTGACGAATTCCTCACCAGCAGTCATGATGATTACGGTCTGAGGAGCAGCGGTCTGCTTTTGGGCAATATCGCTTACGACACGATTCATTTCAGCGAACCGCTCCGAAAGCTCGACGACCTCGGATTTTACCTCGTTGGCAACACTGCCAGCATCCTTAATCTGAGCTTCGTACTTGTCGAGAGCAGCTTTGGTTTGGACACCTAGAGCATCCAAAGCGTTTTTGATTTCGATTTCCATCGCTTCACCTAAAATGGGAATTTGTAATTACGGATTAGATCCGCGATTGCTTTGCCATTTTCACGCTCACCGTGAGCAATGGACTTTACTTGCGCGACAATCGCTGTCGCTTCAGACCTGGAGAATCCTCGCGATCGCAGCAAGGACTCGATATCTTTAAGAGCAGTCAGATCTTTGACGTTGGTGATTTTAGCTCCGGAATCCGCAGCGTTATCGACCACCGAGATCTCGACCAAGTTGATTTTCTTCAGGATTCTGACGCGTTTCTCATCGAAAACGCCATCCTCCTGGTCTACTGGCACATATCCAATCGACAATCCGGAAATCGCGCCATGCTTCAGGAGGGCATAAGTATCTTGGGCCAGGCTATGTCCAGGAGTCAATTCTCCCTCGACATATAGACCATCTTCATCCTCCTGCATCATCGTCCATTTACCGATTACACCCTCCCAATGATTGCGCATCATCAAAATGGGCTTATCGCGGTTAACTATAGTGTCGGAATAAGCACCAGGGAGAATCATATCCCCATAGGCGTCAATCCCGTTAAATTTCGAAGCGTATCCAGCAAAGGCCATGACCTTGCCTGCTTCCATAAATTTGAATTCGGTAGGACAGGTTTTAATTTGCATGTCATCTCTCGCGATTGGTTATTAAGGCATCGGCTTGATTGCTGGAGTCATCCCTGCACTGACCAACGGAATGGTAGCGCCCTGGATGTAAAGTTGATCTCCGCCTGGCATCGATTGCCGCCCTTCCTCCAATCTTGCTTCGTTTGGCGTAATTATACCAGCTTGAACACCTATCCTATAAGATTCAAGACGCGTTTTAAAATCAGTCCGCAATAGCGCTTCGAAATCGAATTCGGCGGATCTCCTCAGGGATTCAGTTGGTGACATCAAATTGGCCAGGATCGATGCTTCAATCTTCTCCAGGATTGGGCGGAGGGTCAGCTTATAAAAGCCTTCCACGATCTGCTGGATTCCCGATCCCCATACCGTGGTATTGGAGGTGTCGTTGATCATTACCGATGGAACCCCGTACCAACGGCAAATCTCCTCGATCTGGAATTTCCTACTGGCCAGAAGCTCGATGTCCTGGGGACTCAGGGAAATGGCGTCAAATTTCACCCCTCCTTCCAGGACCATCAGCCTGTCATCATCGCCAGTTGTCAGACTGGCAAAATTGGAGCGAATCATATCGCGTTGCTCTTTGGTCAAGATCCTGTCCATGGTCAGGACTCCTGACGGTTTTGCCCCATTGCGATAGATCTTGGTCACCGCTCCTTCTGCAGCCTGAGCAATTCCCAACGTATTGCGTTGGTAATCAAGAGGACTGAGCCCAATAATCCCGTTACCCATCAATTTCAGGTGCCATACGGAATCAGTAGATAAAACATCGACCCCGGATTCCTTGTAATATTCGTGGACGACTGAGCCATCTGGGAGGAGAATGGTCTGGACCTGAGAGCTCATCATTGGGAGGAGCGAGATGATCATTCCTCCTCGACGCTCGATGTAGCAATATGCGTTACCATGCAAAACCAGATTCAACATTACCGTTTCGAAAAATTCGACCTTCGTTTGGTCACGGTTTGGTTTAGATCTGAATAGCGCCATCAAAGGATGACTATCGTCAACCATCCGTCATTTGCTGGAGGTTTTATAGCTTTCTCTTATCCACATCCGACGCTGCCGACCAAACAGGTAGGTG